ATATATTTCCAACCACTTTCCTCTATTTGTTCTGTAGTAATTGGATAATCATACATCATCTTATCTAGTTGTCTCAGAAAAGTATCAGGTTCCTCTTCTCTGAGATATTGTTTTTCTGAAATAGTATCAGGATGTTCAGGTTCTCTGTGAGCTACACAAAAATAATCAACTTCCCAATCTTTAGGTACTTTCTGTTTAGTCATTTGAGTGTAGAAATGAGAACTGAAATGCCATCCTGTAGCTATAACTAATATCTTTTTCATTGATACATTTCCTTATTCCATATTCCAGAGACTGAATATTTTGTATCATTTGTTAATACGTTGTAATCTAATACATCTTTGACATCATTCATTTTAGTTACATTCTCATTAACATACTTATCACGTTCTTGAGAGCCTCCTTCGAAGAGAACTATCGACCCTGCTTCGATTTGAGATTTTACACTTTCATAAAGTTTTAATATTTTGTCACCATCATTGTCAATGTCCATATATAAGAAATCAAATTCTTCATTAGTTTCTATCCAATCGTAAAAGTCCATATGTTTCAAAGTAACATAACCTTGTACACCCCATTCATTTATTTCTTTCTGACAATTTTCTTGTGTTCCCCAATATTGGTCATTCCAAATATCATAAGAGTTAATGTGTCCGTTCTTATTATCTTTGAGAGCTTGAGCCATCGTGATAGTTGTGTAACCTGTAGCAGGTCCTAACTCGACAACCTTTGTAGGTTTATATTCATTTACAAAAGCATAAAGTATAGATAACCACTGATACTTTCCGTGAGATGGTATGTTCATATATTCTCTTTCACTTTATCAATAATGTATTCTAACTCTAAGAATGATAACTTTTCGTTCATCGGTAAACTAACCGTTCTGTTTTGAAGTACTTCTGATTTAGGACAATCCCATTTCCAATTTTTATTATATACATCATTAAGATGTAGAGCAGGATAGTGTATACCACATACTATTCCTAATTGTTTCATTTTGTTTATGAATTTCTTATTATCTAAAACTTCTATTCTGTAAAGGTGTTGACTTGTGTTTTCATAACCAAACTCTTTATTATAAGTATCACTTAGTTGTTTCAGAACTCTCATTTTTTTATCGAAGGTTTTGAAGTTGTTCAACAATATCTGAGCTTGAATCGAACTCATATACATCTTGTATCCTGGAAATGATATACCTCTATCCCAATTATTTTCAGCATAACTCATACCATTTAATACAGCTTCCTTATACCATTTGTACTTTTCATAATCATCAGTAACTATCATTCCTCCATCAGAACCCCCTAAAGGTTTTGTAGGATAAAAACTAAATATCATTAAATCTTCAGGATTACATTCCTTACGAAACTGACCCTCTTGTAACTTTTGAGCTGAATCCACAACCTTGAAATCTTTAAATTGATGAAGAACGTAAGAGTCGCCCACCCAATCAACATCATCTACAAAATTTAATTTGTGAAAAAAACCACTTGTCAAAGCTGCATTTGCAACAACAGGTGGTATCATACTTGGAATATTAATTGTAACCGGCTCTCTAACGTAAGTTCTTTTCTCTTTCATAATCAAAAATATAGCACTCGTAGCACTATTGACTGAACAAGCATATTTAGCTCCTACGTATTGAGCTATCTTTTTTTCAAACTCCTCAACACACTCATCGTGTAGAAGATTTGAAAATTCAGAGGTATCTATGTTATGTTTATTAATGTTGAATAGTTGAATCATCTAAAACCTTTTTTAATTTTTGTGTGTTCATCGAACAATCTTTAGCCATATTAACATCACCTATATCAGATAAATATATCTTTTTAACCTTAGGATTTGTTTTTTTTACAAAATCAAATACCGTTTGTGATTCTCCTCCCACATTAATTATACCATTCTCATCTAACAATTTAGGGACTATCTTGGCTACATCTTCAATCCACATCAAACTCTTTTTCATATCAGCTAACGCCTTAGGATGTGGGAAAGGTTTCTTGTTCATAGCTAATCTTAATATTAAATGATTAGGATACATTTGAACAGCACATTCACCTCCTAGTTTTGACCAACCATACTTAGTAAAAGGTTTTAATGTATCTGTCTCTTTGTAATTACCTGATTGTCCAGGATAAACATAATCGGTTGATAAGTAAATTAATTTCTTGTTGTAACGTTCACAACATAAAACAACATTACCAGTACCTATGATATTTGTTTTGATACTCAACATAGGTTTTTCTTCGTGAATCACCATTGGTCGTGTTATAGCTCCGGCATGAATCACGTAGTCATAGTCTTTTTGATAATTGTAGAAATACCTATCCATATACCAAAATGAAGTTACATCACATTCTGATTTACTAGGTGTTAGTATTTGACAATCAGGGTTATGTTTTACTAATTGTTTAGCAAATTCACCCTGACCTCCTGTAACTAATATTTTAAGCGGCTTGTTTCTCTTCATTCCAAAACTTTGCTTTAACTTGAACATTATCAATAGCTTCGTCAGGTATCTTAGACCAATACATTACACCTAATGTCTTTCTATCAAGTCCTTTTGTTATCTCAGGTAAACCGTGCCAGGAAGATTCTGAGCATTTAAAAACATTTAATTGATTAAATTTATAAGGTATTTTTTTAGAGTTACCCTCATCATCTCGTATTTCTAAATCGAAAGATGAATCGTAATCTTCTGATAAACATAATATAGCACTATATTCTCTCTTCCAATTTTTATGTTTCCCGTGAGTTGTAGCGTCAACGTGAAATCCTAGATGTCCTCCTTCGTTATTACGATTCGGAGTTAACATCATACCTCCTCCATAATACTCTGTATCAGGAAATGATTCAGTATCAAATCCGAACTCTGTATCGGGATTAAAATTAATTGATATATAATCTAACACCATTAAAGCAGCTGAGGGTATATTAGTTCTTCCTAGATGATTACAATACTGAACTTGACCATCTCCTTCTTTACCATATTTTACCCATCTATCATCTGTCATTTCATCATAACTAGCGGCAGCAGCTCTCACTATTGATTCGGGTAAAAAGTTTTCAATCGTTATCCACGGATAAGGTTTATCTCCTCTTTTCATCATTTTTTAACTCCTTAAATTTTTCATAGTCTTCAATATAATCCTCGATATCATACTCTGTATTAGCTAAAACTAATAGAATCGAATCCTCTGAAGTATAAATCTGTTCGTCCCAAATCATCTCGGGTATATACAAAGCCTTTTGTGGGTCCTCTAGTATCCATTGTCTTCGTTTTTTTCCATCATCACAATTTACTTTGATTTTACCTTTTAAACAAATCAATACTTGTTTAGTCTCGTAATGACTATGTCTACCTCTATCGTCTTGACCTTTCACACCAAACACATAAAATATACGCTTGATAGGAAATGGTAAATCTTTATCCTCAATAGGAACCAAATTACCGTCCGGTTCAATAAATGTTTTTAAACTAAAAAGTTTTACATCTTTTAAAGTTGTCATTTATTTGGAACTTCCCATTCTTCACCGAAATGACCTACAGGAACTCGAAACTCATCATCGGGATTATATTTTTCTGTTAAATAATACATTAAAATTGAATTAGGTTCTAAAGCTGTATAACCATGATAGATTCCTGGTTTCATTTCGATTACTTGAGGATTCTTATCTGATAGATAAACGAAATCACATCCGTCCTCTTCAGTAGCCATACCTACTTTAAATGAACCTTTTATACAAGTCCAATAGTCTGATTGTATATTATGTTTATGCCAAGCTACAACGTGTCCTACTCGGTTGACGTATGAAACATTTATTTGACCATCTAACACATCGAACACATCAAATAGTCTTTGTGCTCTATCATCTTCGTGATAATACATTATGAAAACTCCATCACTTGTGGGACGTGAGTTAAAAACTTACCTCCCTTTTTAATAAACTCTTGTTCCTTATTAGCTATAGTATCTTTAAAATTCCAGGCTCCTAAGAATAAAACATCGTAGTCTAAAATATTTACATCATTTCTATTCTTGACAGGTATATGACTACCAGGAGCATACAGACCAATTTTATCAGGAGTAGTATCAGAAATCAAGTCAATCAATTTTGTATCTATATCACAATAATTGAATACCGTTGTGGACTTTGAAGTAGCACCATAACTAGCTACTTTTTTACCCTCTTTCTTATACTGATTCAATTTTTCTACTAAATCATTTTTAGACTTCTCAACTCTGTTAGCAAACACTTCGTATGTTTCAAACTTATCTAGTCCAAATTCTTTTTCTTGACGTATAGCTTCAAATACTGAACCTGAAGTGTCAAACATATTTGAATTTATGTTCATTCGTCTAACGTAAATTCTATTCGAACCTCCGTGAATGTGAGACAAATCATCTACTCTAAATATTTGTAGGTCATTTCTAGCTAATATTTTTTTCAAAGCTAATACAGAAAATACGTGAGCGTGTTCATCATAAATCTGGTCATAAGAACCTCTTTCCATCATTCGTAATAATGATGGGTCTTCAAATACAAACATTCCTTTTTCTGATAGTGTATTCTTGACAGCTTGAAAACAATCATCTAAGTCCTGTATATGACAAATACAATTAGCAGAATAAATCAAATCCATCTTACCAAATTCATTTACTATGTTTTCAGCTAACTCAGTTGTCCAAAACGCATTGTAGGTTTTATATCCAAGTTCTTCTGTTTTCTTTACAAAGTTATCACAAGGTTCAACACAAACAGCGTTCTCGAAGTTACTTACGAAAGGTCCATCATTAGAACCTATCTCTAATACGTTATCTGTTTTGTAACCATAATCATTTCTAAGTTCTTTCATCAACTCAGCTGTCTTTTTAAAATGTTCTACCATAGGGACAGATAGTGAAGTATTATATTTGTAATCTTCATTAAACATCAACTCTGGTTTGACAAATTCTTTGAGTGAAACAAGATTAGTTTCTTCATCAAAAACAACTTTTAAATCAAAGAAAAATTCTTCAATATCACCATTTACTTCCTCCCATAACAAAAATTTATTTGCTATAGGTTGTTGACCTAAGTCTAAAAACTCTTTTTTCATTTTATTACCTCAATGTTTAAATTATCGTAAGTCGTCATTCTGGGAATTAAAGACTTACACTTAGTTTTTAAATTTACTTGTATGTTAGGTTTATGTTCAACTAAATCACACAATGTATTTTGTATCTTATATTGCCAATCATCTAAATCAGGTAAATCTAATCGTTTTGTTTGTAACTCTGGATTTTTCACTTGTAATTCACTTAAATCTGTCCAGTAATCTCTTCCTGCATTATCTTGTACTAAATAATTAGATTCACCATAATATAGATTATCATAAAAATCTAATCCTACTATGTTAACTACATCAGGTTTACAATCTAAAATGGCATAAGCAATAGCAGCTATACCAGTACCAGGATATTCATTCGGATATTTACTCCCTTCATACATAAATTTTTTATGGTGTTCTCCTAAAAATTCATCTGGTAAGTTAATACTTTGTCCTGAACTTCCAGGTTGTCTATCTCCTGTTACATAAGGTCGTACCAACTTAGTTACGTTAAACGTCTCAAAAAATCCTATTTCTTGATAACCTCTATCTGCTCCTGTTACCATATTGAAAACAAGATTTATTTCTTTGTCAAGTAAATACTCTTTCAGTCCATTAACTTCCTCTACTTCTCTGTCCATATCGTTTACTAAGAAAACTATATCAGGAGAATCAAGTGTCTTAAATTCTGTTAAACTTCTGCCTCTTAAAAGGACGTTGGTTACCATATAGTTCTACCCCCGTCAATCACTAAATTGTGTCCGTTTACAAATGAACTTGCTTCAGAACATAAAAATGCTACAGCTCCTTTAAACTCGTGTGGTAAAGCCATTCTATTCATAGGTATAAGTTTTGAAACCTCTTGTGAAAAATCTTCAGATACTTTTTCATTCTTGACTCCCGCAGGACTAATTGAATTTACTCTGATATTCTTTTGAGCAAAATAAGTAGCCATATATTTTGTAAGATTTACCACACCAGCTTTTGCCACACCATAACTTGCAGGTTTAACTATATTTTCATCTTTATAAATTCTTTGGTCTGGTGATATGACAGCTAAATCTGAAGCTACGTTTAGAATTATTCCACCATCTCTACAATACTCACTCTCTAATCCTGTAGATAACATTTTATTTACTACCACTTGTGAACATAAAAATGTACCTGTCAAGGTAACCTCTAACATTTTATTCCACGAATCTAATTCTAAATGTTCAAACTTATTTTTCCAATCAAGACCTTCCTCTATTTTCGGGTCTATACCAGCATTGTTAATTAGCACGTCTATTTTAGTGTATCTATCGACAGCTTTTTGTATAGATGACTTGTCTGTTATGTCCATAAACACTGCACTCATACTTTCAAGTGGAAACTTTTCTCTTAATTTATCAATGACCCATTTCTGTTTGTATTTATCAACAATATCAGCTAGTACGACATCACCCCCACACTCTAATATAGCCTCAGCGTGTTGTTGTCCTAATTGTCCACAACCTCCAGTAATTAATACGGTTCTTCCTGATAAATCAAACATTATTTACGTACCAATGAAGATATAAAACCTCCATCGTCCTCTGTATTTTTTGACCAATTTTCCATTTGTTTAATAAAATCTACTCCTACATTTTCAGACCATTTATCAGCAATCATTTTTGTAATAGGACCCATAATGTTTTCTTTTAGATTATCGTTTATATATCTTCCATTCAATCTGTTACAAGGTAAAAGATTAACAAATGTACCAGTGAACATTGCTTCATCACAATTCATAACATCATACAAATCAAAGTTTTTATTCACGACTTGTATTCCAAGTTGAGGTGCTAATGTTTCAAGCACATACATCATACTTTCCCCCCTTAACATATTTCTTAACTCAGGTGTTACTATCTTACCATTCTCTATCATAACAAAATTAGCTCCAGTGCTTTCAGTAACAAAACCATCTTCATCTAACATCAAAGGCATTGTATCCTTACCGAAATTAAAATTAGATACTTCTATGTTAGCTACTTGATAATGCATTCTACTTACGTTTTTAACTTTGTTCTCTAAAAGTCTTGCAGGTATTTGTCTCTGTACAGGTACAACAGCATTAGCTCCAGTCTCGTAAAAGTGACCTAAGTTTTTAGCTGTCTTACTGAGTGGCCAAGCATCTATGATAAAAGTCGGTTCAAGTTTATCGAAAACTTCACCATACATTGGTAATGGACCTCGTGAGGCATTTATATATAATCTAACTTCTTCACCCTCTGGAAAATGTTCTTTGTTTCTTTCAAGTATCTCTCTACACAATTCAATTATTTCTTGTTTAGTATAACATATGGTCATTTGTAAATAATCAGCACTACGAAATAACCTATCTATATGTTTTTCTAAAATAAAATATTCTTGATTGAAGGTTCTCACCATTTCAAATATACCATCACCAAAAAATGATTGTGAATCATATATATGTATTCCAGCTTTTGATACGGGTACCCAGTCCCCAGTATGATATACTACTCTTTCATTCATATCGACCTCTCTTGATTTTCTTTCCAATCTTGTTCTCTATGCCAGTTGATATCTGACACTTCTGGATTTTCACTTATATATTTTACTATGTCTTCAAATATCATCTCTTTAGATTCATCTACAAAGTATTCTATAACTTGTTTAAACATTTTCAAATCTTCAACATAATCTAAAGTTAATCTCATCTTCTTTTTTTTATACTTATCTGGTACATTAAATAACTTTTGTATATTAATATATTGTTCAACATCATAAAAGAATGGTTTAATAAATTCAGTCTCGTTACTCTGTTTTCTTTCACATACAATTTTGAGAGCTTGATTACTTATACCATACACATCATTATACTGACCTTGACCATCTATAAAATCTATATCTTTATGAAATTCTTTTTGTTTAAAACAAATATCAGCTAATCCTGCATCAAAAAATAAATCATCACCATCAACATTGACAAAAAACTCTACATTATATTTTTGTGTTGCACCTAACCACCGACTTAATTTATCAGGTGATGAACCTCTAAAATAATCAATATCATTGTATTCAGCTATACTGCATAAAACATCATCTTCTTCTAATTCTGTCGTACATAGAATAATTTTTTGAGCATATTTAGATTTTTTTAATCTATCAATTAAATATTCTATTGTTGTCTTACCACGAATTTTGAATAGAGCTTTTTTAGGTAATCTTGAAGAACCTGTTCTTACAGATAGAAATATAACATTCATTCATTACTCACGAGTAGATAAACAGCAGCACAAAAACTAATTATACATACGAGACTAAATATGTAAATCATATCTCTTCAATACGTTTCGATTTATCATCAATCCATAAATCATATTCAGGTTTTCCCACTCTTACATCGTGATATAAAACACCCCATTTGTCGAGTTGTTCTTTAGTTAAATCTAACCAATCTATTTGAGTTACGGTTCCTCTTGCTGTCCAGTAAATTATCGTGTGTCCGTCTCTAAATAATTTATTAATTTTTTTTATCTGAGCATGTTTAGGGCTGCTGTCCCAATAGTTTACAGCCCCTGGTAGAGTGGTACAGATTGTATTATCGATATCAACGTAAATTATCATTTTTTATTCATCTTCTCTAAAAAATAATCGTGTTTAACAACGTGTGGTGGTTTACCCAAGTGTTTAACGAACTCATCGTAGAATCCGTGTTTAATCATTCTACTCATTAACTCTTGTATCTCGTCCCAAGACATCTTAATAATATCCTCTTTAGTAGTATCAAATAAATGTGTCATTACATCTCCAATATTTTTTCAATGTTATCATTATCAATATGTTCTCTTGCTTGTAAGAATTGGTCCATTGACATATCACCAAAGTTTACAGGATTTCCATCTTTATCATCTAATATTTTAGTAGCATCATCTAGTTCCAAAACGTAATTATGAAAGTTATCATCACAAACAGGTTCTCCCATACCATCAAAACTTATGTCAAAATGTTTCTGTAAATCTCTTCTCACAACTTTCCACATTTCAGTTCCCGGATAAGCTGTGGCTGTAAACATAGCTCTATTGACTCCATCTCTTAATCTTTCATAAGTTTCAGTGCCCTTTTGATGTCCTTTAGTCCAAAATCGTTGTTGCCAAAGTATAAAAGCTACACTTGTCTTTAAGTGTTTCAAATCTTCTCCAGGATAAGCCATAATCCAGGTACAATTTGCATGTATTCCGGCATCAGCACAAGTCTTAACTGCCGTCATCATAGTTTTAGGAAACTGATAAGTATTACCATTTACTTTAGTCGGGACAAGTCCGTTCTTCAGTATAAATCCTCCCTTTTGCATTCTTGTTAATGTATGCTCATCAGCTGACTCAGCTCCGAATCCTATGTATACACAACCTGACTCAGCCATATCATAAGCTCTAGCATCAGCTTCATCCATTCGTGTATGTGTTCCCCATCTAACGTGGTCTAATCCATATTCTTTAAATACAGGGACCATCTTTTTTATTCTTCTCTTATCAACTGCAAAGTTATCATCAGGAAAACCTATAAAATCTAAATCATACTTATCAACATATCCTCTAATCTGTAAAGCAATATGTTCACTACTTCTCATTCCATAATTACGCTCTCCTTGAGCTCCTCTATAACAAAAGGCACAAGCATAAGGACAACCTCTACTACTGACTGAAGTTAAACTACGTTTCATAGTGAAAGGTGTAGCAGAACTATTGTTAGCAGCTATACCCCAAACAGGTGTATTGATATAATCTTCTAAAACATTATAACCATATGGGTCTGATTCTAATAAGTCTATAGCAGCATACGGGATATCATCTAAATTAGATGGTCTGAATCCTTCATAAATAAATCTATGTTTATTTAATATTTCACCAGAGTATCCTTTACTTAATTTACCTGAGTTTATAGCCTTTTTGATTCCCTTCTCCTTAACTAACTTACCATCTTTACATATATCTAAAATTATTCCGTCACCTTCTGAACGTGCTATGGCATCTAACTCAGGTATCCAGGTAAATAATCCTCCTTTGATTTCAGTAGCTAATCCATTACCCGTAACTAAAAAACAATCAGGTTGTATTCGTCTTATCATTTTAGCTACTTCTTCTTGCCATCTTAAAGTTGTAATTTTACCTGAGAAAGCTATAATATCTTGGTCACCAACATTTTCGATATGTTTAGAAATCATATCTTCAGCTTCTCGATATGTTAAGTGTCTTCCGTTCGGGAGACCCTTCTTTTCACTCAACTTATCTTTTATTCTATAACCATTTAAGTCAATAATTGAGGGTTGTCCTCCGTATCTTCTAACTATAGCGGCTAATATTCCAGGACCTTCAGGAGGTGTATTTGGAAGAGCAGCTTCTCTCAGAGGCATATTGATAAATGTAATCTTTATACCTTCTAATTCCTTATACGAAATTTCTTTTAGAATATCACTCAACGGTATTAGTTACTTTTCTTAGTTTTTTAGCTATAGGTTTCTCTGTATCATAAACAATTTTAATACCATCACCTAACATAACTTCCATTTTTCTAATAGCATCACATAAGTCATCCACATCTTGTATGGAAGCAGCTTGGTCAGAACCATACATAGTTCTATCTCTTGTAATATGAAACTCTACACATTTAGCTCCTAAAGCAACACTACCTACACAAGCATCCATTCCATTGTAGTGATTAGAAAACCCTACTTTTGTATTAGGATACATTTGACTTAATGTTGATATGTAACGTAAATTGATTTCATCAGCTGTTGTAGGATAAGTACTTGTACAGGCTAAAACATACTCTACATTATTTAAAATACTCATAGCCGCTTCTACTTCTTCATTTGTACACATTCCTACTGACAAGATTACAGGTTTGTTTGTCTCGTTTAACTTTTCAAGAAACTCCTTATCTGTTGCCATAGCCGAAGCAACTTTGTGATACTTTACGTTGAGATGTTTTTCTACTTGAATTAAACTCATCTGGTCCCAACACGAAACAATAAAATCCAAACTTAACTCTTCAGCATATGCCTGAAGTTCTTTATATTGTTCCATATTAAATTCAATACCTTCTTTTTGTTCTCTCGTTGTGGTACCGAAAGGAGACTCTCTTGGTGTATCAAGTTCTTCTTGAGTGTAAACTGATTCTATATCTCGTTTTTGAAACTTGACAGCATCACAACCAGCAAGAAAAGCTTTGTGAATAAGTTCTTTGGCTAATTCAATGTCTCCATTGTGATTTATACCTACTTCTGCAATAATGTAAGTGTGCATTTTAACTCCTATTTATTATAACTATTTAATTTGATTTGTAAAAACACAAATCTTTTTGAACTACTTTATCATCAATGTAGTGTTCACCTACTACAATATATTTATCAAAACCTATTTCATTCATAAATGATAAAACTTCTTCGGCTAACGGTGCCCCTTCATTGTACTCTATAAAGGATACTTCTAATATTATAACTGATGACCTATTGACTAGATTTTTACCACCTTTTAAAATATCTATTTCAGAACCTTGTGTATCTAACTTTATCAAATCAAATACAGCACCATCTTCAAAAATATCATCTAACTTCCTTAATTTTACTTTACTCTCTTGAACGAGATGAGGTATATCCCAGTAGTTGTGTTCCTTATAATATGAATTACCTTCTGTATGAGGTTTATCACTTCTAGTGTAAAAAGTAACCTCTCGTTCTTCATCTCCTAAAGCAGCCATTAGATAGTTATCACCATTTTCTGATAATCGTTTTAGTTCACTTTCGTGTAAAGGATTAGCTTCTATCATAAAGACACCAACATTAGGCCACACTTGTTTCGACCAACTATAAAATTGACCATTATGAGCTCCTATATCTAAGATGGCATTAGGAACACCGAATCGTTCTCGTACTAAGTCAAGTCTCATTTCAGAACCTTCTTTATACATTATGTAACCTTTCAAATTCTTCTAAATAATTTCCATCTCTATCTGTACGACAAATTTTTTTAGTCTCAGGATATCCTGCTCCGTGTCCTCTATGAGGAAAAAGACCCCAAGGTTTATGTAGACCGAAAGGAACTCCTACTTGAGGAGCCACGTAACCATTATCAATCGAAAAAGAAAGTACATCTCTGACTAAAGGTTTATCTTCTACACAAAAACTGAAAAAATAATCCTCACAAGGATTACCTCCTCTTCGTAGATAATCTTTATGTTTGTATTTTATACTATCTAATATAAATTTCTTTTTTCTTATAGATAAACCACCATTCATTATCCAAGTATACTTTTCGTCAAGGTCAGGTATTTGGTTTCCCCAATAACCTCCTATGAAATCAAAATCAAGAAAATCATTTATTGTGTATTTTGAATTAAAACATATAATACAATCTGTTTCGAAATATAAAATTGTTTTACCTTCACTTTGTTTCCAAAACTCTTTTGAAACCATCAAATCATTTGATTCAGGCCATTGAGGTAACTCATCGAATCCCATTGGAGTCATTATAAAATTCTGACCCCATTCTGTATCCGATATTTTTTTCATATAATCAACATTTTTATTTCCGTGATAGATTTGTAATTTCCAATCATCATCGAGAGCTTTACGTACACTTTGTAGAACCATAGGAAGAGCAGGATGTTCTCTAGTCTCTACTATTAAAGCTACTTTACTCATTTTTTAACCATAAAACTAAGTAGTGTTGGCCAGATGTAATTTTTGTATTTTTTGTTTCCTGTTTCTAACTTACAACTCTCGATACTATTATGTATATCTTTCATTTGAAGTTCATTTATGTAACTTGTCTCTTTGATAGAATAGTAATTAGTTTCTATATCGTTAATAATATCAGTTGTGATTGTATCACCTTCCTCTATGACTTCGTAACCATACAATGTTTTCCATTGACCACTACAAGTGTGTAAATCTTCGATTACATAATAACCTCCTGATTTAGTAGCTTCTAACATTATAGGAAGAGTTACTTGTTGTTGTCTCATAGTATGACCTCCGTCATCTATGATTAAATCAAAATCTCTACCATACATAGTAAGAAATCTACCTAAATCAATAACATCTTGTTGGTCTCCTTTGAATAAAACTGAACGGTCTAAATACGGATTGTCTTTCATCTTTTCACGTAACACATCACAATAACCTGACCTATCATCCTCATTGAATATATCAAATCCATAAATTGTAGCATTAGGAAAATATTCCAACCACATTCTATGTGAGCATCCAGTCTCTACACCGATTTCTAAAACCTTCTTAACATCAAGTCTTATATCATCAAAACGTTTTTCATAATGTTCAAGATAACCTAGTTCAAGCATATCAACATCATATTTCTTTGCTAACTCAACTAACATTTTTACCCTCTAAATAATATTCTCTTACTCTTTGATGTCCTAAATGTAAAATAATTTCATTACCACAACCCACGTGTCCGTGTCCGACTCCCCATTGTATAGGCATTGCATAAGGATAGATACCAGTATTCCAAGCGGCTCTTGACATTTGTAATGGAGCTCTTCTTGGATTCGAAACCATTAATCTACCAAACTCTGACAACCATTTTCTACTTCTAGTATTTTTTGTATCGAAAGACATCCACCAAAGGTCATACGTCAAGATATTTCCTCTGTTAGAACTTTCCTCTATGTGAAAATCACCATCATTACCACGTGTGTGTATACCGTCGATTTTTACCATCTGTCTTTCATTTTGAGGTACACATATTCCAAACTTTTCAGTAATAGGTAAGATAGTTTTTACTTCATCATTTACGAACATTACATCAGAATCTACTGAAATAGCTATATCTGCCTTTGAATCTAATAATCCTTTGACTTGATAGTAATCACAAGCGTGCCAGCCCCATCTATGATTACTCTTATCAAACGGACTTGATTCTATATCAACTAATCTAATCTCTACATCGTCATAGTTTTTTCCCAAATCACGATTGTCGGTATACATCGTTAGTTTAGCTTCGGGAAAAAATTGTTTGACAGATGAATATGTTGGGTCTAATCTGTATTCATCAGTAAATGAGTCTGGTTGATTAGCAGTCATTCGAGTTCCAAACTCTGAAAATACAAATTCGATATTCATTAAGTTCTCTCTTCGATTATTTTTTTGATTGTGTTTGTCGTACTATAATTATGTCTTCTAGTATTGAAAACAATATTAATTTTTAAATCATCACCAGTAAAAGGTTTATCTTTGTGGTCTTCTCCTAAAATACGAACGTTAATAATGTTTTGATTTTCTTTAAGATACTTATACAACTCTTCTTCACCATCATATAGGAAAGCTTTATCGACATATTTACTTGATTGTACCATCATTAGTCTTTCATCTGCTGTCCAAATAGGTTGATTCTTTTCTCTTCCATCAGGTTGAGGAGTTTGATTTAAAAATGAATGTACACCTACTATCAAATAATCACAATACATTTTACATTCACCTAACATCAAAACGTGACCGGGATGCATTATATCAAAGTAACCACTCGTGAATCCTATTATTTTTTGATTTTTCAAAATAACTCCTCGTATGTTCTTTTTATCCAATAAGTTGCATCTCGTTTCATAGGATTTTGTGGGATTGAATTGTAGTGATAAACCCAACCTGCTTCTAAGAAATGTAACTCATCAGTCCACCATTCTCTACCCGTTACATAAAGTAAATTTTTTCTAAACAAGTCTTGTAAATTATAACAACTAGGTAGTATTTTTACATCTATATTTTCTTGATGTAACATATAATTCACGATAGTCTGGTCAGTGCCACACTTCAGAGTATCTATAGCATTTGTGATTTTTTCTGAGTTGTTTAGATAATAAGTTTTCATTGATTCAAAAAAAGATTTGTGTTCTGAATTTACAATTTGAAATCCTCCATTGATATATCTCCAAGGATGTATTCGTTTACCCTCAAACAACATATCACCGAATCCTCTGATACTTCGTGTTACCCATTCATAACAACCATCAACTTGAACACCACAATATCTTCTGTCTGTTTCTTCGAAGAAATTAGGACACTCAGGATGAACTATTGTATCAGCATCTACCATCAATATTTGGTCATACTCAATATTATTTCCTTCTAAAATATCAAACATATAATATCTCTGCCAAGTAATCTTCATATAATCAACAGGATAAATTAAATCTTCCCAGACTATTAACTCAACATCATTCTTATCACACCAATATTTCCAACTCTTTATAGAATATTGATACGAATCACTTCGACCGTTACCTAAATTAATGTTTGGTATAAAAACTATGTTCTTCATTTTTTACCCTTGTGAGGTTTAGTGTCTCTTTTAAAATATTCGTTGTTACGAGAATCACCCTTCATATAATTAAACTTGAGTTTATTTTTCCAAGCTACATAGTTGAAACTCAACTGGTCTCTCTTACTACCATACTTTATTTCAGTCCACCAATCTTCCATCGTATCAATACAATCTTGTTCATTGTGTCTTCTTAGTATAACCATACCTGTTATCAAACCATTTTGAGGAGGATAACCCAAAGTAGCATATTTATCTAATTGTTTTTTTATAACGTGAGGATTATCTTTGTAGTTCAACATACCACGTTCAGGTGTTTTCTCCATCCAAGCATTTCCAGCTGATATTATAAGATTTGCTTCATCGTAAATACAATTTCTAGCATCTAAGGTATTTTGATTATGACTGAAAAAAGCTACATTACAATCTGATAAATATTTTTCAACTAACTCACCAACATCACCGACAATATACATATTTCCATCAATAAAAATACTATATTCATAGTCTTGTAGGTATCTATGTGGAAGAACTTTAAATCTTTTAGCGTTCCTGTTATTATCTGAATACAAAGATAAACTATTTGTTTCATTGAAACATTTCCAATCCCACCCATCAGGAAGTTTTTGTACAAGTTCATCATCGTAGTTACCAAAGATGGATGTATAGATTATAGAGTTTGACATATCAATCCCTCACTATCTCGTAGTATTTTATTCTGAGTTTTAGGATAGAACTTACCTTTGTGTTCACCTATCTTTTTTAATATCTTTAGTTTACCTTGTTCAACATACTCGTCAATTAATTGTTTTAGGTCAGGAAATAATCCATAATCATCAAACATAATAATAGGTTTATCGAACGTAGTTATTGAGTTATCAATATCACTTTTCAAATGATTGTAATCGTGAACACAATCAATGAATACGATTGCATCTTTGTCTTCAAAATCCCATTTTTGATTGTATACATCCATTTGTTTAAACTCAACATTGTTCACCTCTCCTAAATACTCTCGAGCATAGTCATGCTTTTCAGGAGAAACATCTACTGCTATAACCTTTTTAAATAACTTACATAACACCTTAGTCCCGTGTCCTAATGAACTTCCAATCTCAACAAGTGTCTTGTTAACATAATCTGTATTTCTAAAAAAGTCAATGAAATCAGCTTTGAACTTTAATGATGTTGTAGTTTTTGATTCAGATTTATCCACTACATCTTCTAATAGATTTCTTTTAAAGTTATCAACTAAATATTTTTCACCTTTCACAATATTACCTGCTATAGGAAATTGTCTCTTTACATCGTAAACTTCTGAATCTCTCACGACTAATTGTAAAGCTCCACTCTGATTACCTACATTTACTTTTGCTCTCGACCTTATATATAGTTGTGTTCTCATATCCATATGTCTAATATCAAGAGCCTTATTTATAAAATTAAATGATGTTTCGTGTAAAGGTACAGGTGAATAATAAAAATAAGGAAACTGATTTGATTCTAACACATCTATTATTAGATTGTCGTCTGTAAAATTATATCTATCTGATATTAACAGAGCTCCGAACTCTCCATCTGTATACTCGTTGATTATTGAATCACCTTTCTCTCGTTCTTCATCTGAAAAATATAACTCAGGTTGTGAATCTGAAAGTTCATCAGGTTCAAACTGCCAAAACTTTAGAATTTGTTCAAGTAAAGGAATATCAGTTTTGTTTTTATCATAAATTCTATAATGGTCGTGAAATACTTCACCTGGTATGTCATCTTTATAACCATCTACGTAGGGATTATTATCAAATATAGTTTTTACATTATTAAAAGGATTGTTCCAAACACTCCATTGTGAAGCATACTCTTTAAACAATTTGTCTAATAGTAACGGAGAAGGTAGATATACTTTACAACTAGGATACTTTTGTTTCAGTAATCTAGGCATAGCTGATATTATACCCCAATCACCTATGCCGTGAGCGGTTCTCAACACAACAAACTCTTGATTATCAAGATACTCATCAGGTATCCGTAAACCTTCTGACTCTTCAAATCCTAAATTTCTGACGTGATTAACTCCGTATAACTTATTATCTATAAGTCTCCAGAATAGTTGAGGTGGATATTCTTTAGGCAAATTATCTCCTAACGTTCATTTCAGGACTGAAATTTTGATTGTAAAACATATTTTGTTGTTCTTGTTTTTCGATTGTTTTGTGATGATATAAACTTAATTCTTCGTAAGGAGGTAGATGTGAGTATGTTTTACTTCCTGTAATATATTCGTGAAGAGGTCGTATCCATTTTATTTCATCTGTATTTCTAAATACTCTAGCTTGATAATCAGGATAGTTAACCCAACCTTTTTCTGATACTCTCCAACCCCACTTCTCAACGTGTTCTTGTGTCATTCCGTCTACCGTATTTACTCTTGGTAACCAAATCAAATCGACATCATTCATCTCAATTATCTGAGGTAATTGTTCAATCAAAGTCTCGTGAGGTATTTCATCAGCGTCTAAATGACAAATAAATTCACCACTACACATACTTTTAGTGTGATTTTTTAAATCAGAAAAGTTACCCTGAAACTCGAATGGGTACCAGTTGAACTCCCCATTTACGGAATGACTTCTAAGATAATCCTCAACACCTTTAGAACCATTTTTAGAATCAAAAGTGATTACTATTTCATCTTCTGTTCTTTTGTTATCTAATAGAAATGTAATTAGGTTTTGTATCTCAACTGCTTCATTACAGACCGTGATGGCATAACTAAGCACTTAACATATCCCTAAATCTCTGAGGTAATTTTATAGGTTCTAAAAATACCGTTGAGTTTGTAGCCTCTTCCCATATATAAGTTCTATAATTTCCGTGTTGTTCAAAGTATTGTTTTAATCTTGTGTAAGCTGCTTTTCTAAAACCTCTAGGTCCTGTCCCTTGTATATCAACACGATAGATTTCATTTTTATTATCAACCACTTGTAGGTTACCGATTCGATTTAATAATTCTACTAATTCTGATTTGTTTCTGATAAAAGGAATATTTCCTGAAGTTTCTAATTTTAGACCTATTAAGTGAAATCTTTTACCTGTTTTTCCTTCGAATGGCATTTTAGGATTCAAGACAAGTAATGTCGTAAGAGTAGCCGTAGGTTTGTTCCCCTTATATCTGAATGATATAATATCTCCTGGTCTAACAGAACTCCATTTATAAATTTGTTTAGCCACTTATGTCCCTTGTGATTCCCATTTCTTTACAGGCTTCCATAAACTCGTATTTAGAAAACTCTTTAGCATTTTCAACGTCTAATCTCTTGGTATGATTATCATAGTTAGATTGTTCTTCTTGAGGTACATCAACTACAGCTGCATATTTCCATACATAGTTTTCAGTTCTAGCATCGAAACTAGCTTCGTCTGTTTTCTTTTCATCAGGAACATCTGGAAATATGATTCCCTTTTCTCCCATATTAATAACAGCAGGAAACCAAACAATGTTTCTATCTTTGTCTTCGAATTGTAATTCCTGTACAAGTCTAGGGGACTTTTTAAGATTATCCATTAATTGTAGTCCTCCTATCTCATATCTTGAATCACTCATAAATCCACATTTAAAACATAAATAAGAACTATAATTTTCTTGTACATCTTCAAAACATCTATCGGTGTCATAACATACTGGACAATCTATTACTCTTTCCATATTACACTCTCTTTAATTTAGGTAGTTTCATTTCAGGTGTAGGTTGATTTGTTTGACCTGCGTCACCTTTTGCTCCTGCCCCAACCTTTTTTAACTTAGGTAGTTCAAGTTTTACTTCTTTGGGAAACTCAGGAACATATTTGTCAAGTAACACACCTAAGTCTTTCGTCATTTTTTTCAATGAAAACTTTGATTTGTTTACCATCGTAAGTTTTTCAGCATTTATTTTGTATTTCTTATAATTAGAATACACATCTTTTAATATTGCTGAAGTTTGTTGATAGTTAGCCGTAAACCATTTAGCTCCATTTATGTACATATCCTTAGGAAATGATTCTTTAGGAACATCTGTCAAACTTCCATTAACAAGTATAGCTAAATCTTTTGATAGAAAATCTTTATGTCCACTCCAGTCTGAAGCTATCACGGGTTTCTTTGACATAGTTGACTCTAATAAAGGTCTTCCGAATCCTTCACCATGAGTCAAATTGACGTGTGCTTTGACTTTGGGGTGATTATATAATTCATTCATTTGTTCGTCTGAAAAATCACCGTGCATCAAATATACATTAGGTAAATCACCTTTGATTCCTGATTTTACGGATTCTATCTTACCTAAAATTGCTTCTCTATCGAGAACAGAAAATCCTGCACCACTTGTCTTTAATATGAGTCCTGGTTTCTTTTTCTCATTTTTAAAGGTCTCGTAAAAAACTTTCAGTAACATTCCTACGTCTTTTCTGTCCTTACCTATACCTCCAGCTAACCAATGACCTACAAACAAGAAATTAAAAGTATCATCAACTTTTTTCATTTCGTCCACCAATATGGGACTAAACTCATTCGTCTTCTTATAAATATTAGTATCTGTACCTTCAAACAACACTTCGATAGGTTTATTTATTCTTAATTCACCTTTTACTTGTTTTGTTTTTTCATCCTGAACATCGAATACCGTTTTCTCAACAACTTCTTTAACAAAATTAGAAGGAACAAAATTGACATCCATTCTATTTAAACCCTCAATCCAAACCGCAGGACAAGCAGTTGTTTCCAGTCCAGCTGTTATACCAATATTGTACTTAGCTACAGGTTGAAATTCATTTGGTATCACAATGTGTATATGAATATCTGGTTGTTGAGGTAAATTGGGGGTTTGTAGTAATCTATCAATAATCATTTTATCATTATCGTCTGATATATCAAGTGCATTCATAGGAGTATTACCCCATCTAACGTTCCAAACTTTGACATCATACTTATCTAATTCAACGAGAGCTCTAACTATGTCTCTACTATGAGCTCCGTAACCACTTCTTGTGGCTACAGGACCTGTTACCAAACATACTGGTTTACTCATAACTACTCCTATACCTTGAATAAATTAAATTGTTTTCTTGGTTTCCACATCTCAAAAGCTTTGTCCATTTGTTCAATAAAATTATCTGACATTGCTTTAACTGACATCATTACATCTTTATCCATTACAAATTGATGTCCATTAAGTCCACAGGCTTGTCTCTTTTCAGGACCCATATCGTAAAACTCTTTGATTCTATCAGCAACATCATCGAATCTACATCTATCATCATAGATATACGGAGTCGGTATCGAACCCTGTAACGAACGTGTAGCGGGCCATACGGGTTTTACCCAATCACCCCACGTTAAGTCTGGATTATCTTTCCACTTTTTGTCATCGTGAAATGATTTTATTTCAAGATAATCTTTGTGAGTAACAAATTTATTCTTGTATTTGAACCCACATTGGTCTTGTAATCCTCCTGTAACATTTACAATGATTGGTGTTCCTGCCATCAATGATTCACAAGTACCTAAACCGAAACCTTCATTAGATGCGATATTAACCGTAACGTCAACCATATTATACAATAAATTAAGTTGTTCTGTCTCTAGTTTTCTATCACTAAAATATACTTTACAATTAGGAGCCATTTGTTTAGCCACTTCAGGTAAATCAGTTCCGTTTTCATCTCTAGGTTGAGTATGCATTAACAAAGCACATTTTTCAGCTTGTTCTTCAGGTAACATATCACAAAACGTTTTGAAAGCCATAATAACATCACCTGGCATTTTTCGTCTGATATTTCTGTTACAATAAAATACAATAAACTCTACATTATCTTCAGTTAATTGAGACCTTAACTTTTGAACTTCCTTATACTCATTATCAAATATATTGATTGGATAGTATTTGTTACTGACACCGTGGGGTAGATAGGTTAACTGCCAGTCCTCAGGAGGGTTCTTCTTCCAAACTTCATTTACAATAGAATAAGTTTGTTTTGATATGTTCATAATTAAATCACAACTCTCGTAGTAAAATTCGTTGTAGTGAGGAGCAGGCCAATCGTCCCAGATATTATAATAAAAGATAGGTATCTCTTGTCTTATCTCGTGTTCCATTTCATACAACCATCTCCAAAATCTTGGGTCTGTATAATGAAGTATGGCATCAGGATTCTCTCTCGACATAACCTCACGTAACACATCAGGACTACCATAACCATCGATAGGATAAATAGTTAATTTAGCGTCCTCACAACCTGATTCTTCACTAATAGATTTATCCATATTTATGACTTTACCCTTTTCAGGATGTTTGATAGCTCCACCTATTTGAACCCAATCATAATGATGAGCTGTACCTACAACAAATTCTTTCGACATCGTTCCTACACCAGACGACATTCGTAAATCATCTGACAATAAAAGAATCTTCTTTTTAGCCATATAACCTCTAATCTTTTAAAATTTTCTTATCTTGATTCTCACTAAAATATTTATTAACCATCTCTAACTTATCATCAAAACTAGCCATTTGGTCTAATTCTTTTTCAATCTCATCCATTACATCACCGTGTTCACCAATACCTACAGAATTTCTCATTAGATTCTCAACATTGATTCGGTGTTTTTCGATTTGTGCTCTAAAATGCATTTTACTAGCTTTTATGAAATCCTCTCTCATAGTCTACTCCCACTTGGTATTAATTTATTATATTCTTTTATTTTATCTCTAAAGTCTTCATCTACAACGTACAAATCCATTGAACGATTTACTAATTTCTGTAATGTAAATTCATCATCGAACGTTTTTGATTTAAAATTTCTATATAACCCTTTTAGAATTTTGACGGATGTCAATTTATATTCCATATAAACCTCTTGATATATACATATATAAATATATACCTAATCTAATATTTTCACTAATTTTTTCATTTTTTCAGCATATTGTATCGTGTTTTTTGTTCCATTCGATTCAGTGCCTGGTTGTACAAAAGCCACAATAATATCACTATACTCTGCTATCTGTTTATTTCTCTTGAAATAGTTTGACACATAATAAGGTCTATTATATTGTGTGGCAGGTAGTTTACAATGCATATTCCAACTATAATGTGAGGGAGGAAACTCAACGTAATTCATACCCAATTCAAGAGCAAACTTTTTAGCATATCCGTCAGCTCCATCTTGTTGTCCTCCACTTACTATTTCTGATTCAGGATATTTTTGTTTTATATCAAAAATTAAATTTTTTATTTTTTTCTTGTTGGTGTATGCTCTACTACCAACTATCCCTACCTTAATCTTCGTAGTCATTTCTTTTTTGTACCTTTATTGTTTTATCTGAGGTTACAAATTTTGTTACATTATAAAACTCTTTTAGACCTGCTACTAATCCTGATTGGTCTTTGTAATCATAATTAAATCTACAATATCTATTTTTTATTCCTACAGGTTTAATATCAAAAAATATAAAATCACGAGACTTAATCTCACTACCTTGTCTTACACTTGTACGAAATGATAACTTGTCTTCCCATCTCATTAGAAAGTTTTTTAAATCTGTACTTTTGATTTCATCTTCTTCAAACCATAAATACAAAAGTATAGCTATGTTTAATTCATTGTGAATAGAATCTACTTTTTCCATTACAAACTTTTCTAAATCTGTATTGATAAAATCTGAAAGTTTCAATCTTAGTGTAGTTTTACTTATCATTATTTTACTCCTGCATCACAATGTTCTGTTTGATTAAATTCACACCACTTACAATTTTTCTTTGAAGGTAACTTTAAATAATCTCGTTCTAAGTTATGTTTACCATCTTCAAAAGACTCATCTATAAACCTCTGAAGATTATTTACTACCTTATTGATACTAGGTTTACCACTAGCGGGAGAAAATGTTTGAACTCTTCTTTGAGGAAAATCAAGATTCTCGTAAAGTTTACGTTTAACAATAAAGTACTCTACATCAACACTATCAATAGGAACTTCTTGTTCTTTACTGAAAAAATATTTGTATAGTAATAACTGGTCTGTTTTGTTTTTGTCAGCTTTTTGATACTTGTTCCAACCCATCGTAGAGGTCTTAATATCGATAATTTTGTATCTATCACGAAACGTATCGTGTAACACAACATCCATATAACCTATAAACTTTATGTTGTTAGGTAATTCATACTCGATAGGAACTTCAATACCGACTAACTCATAGTTCTTCTTACTAAAATACATATCACGTTTCTTTTTAAACCATTCCAAAATCAGAAGTCCGTGTGAGTAAAATTCTTCCATATCTTTTTGTTCACAAAAGACTTCACCTCCGTTACGTTCCATAATATTTGTGTAGTTAGTTTTCATTCTATGAAGTAACATTTCATCTAAAGGTAATGCATTAGCCATCTTGATAGTATCATTATACATTACGGTTAGATAAGTTTGTAGAACTTCATGCATACTTGTACCAAACAATGTATGAATACTATCTGTATATTCACCTAACTTATCTATATAATTAAGTTTCCATTTGTAAGGACAAGAGTCCCATTGACTATATTGACTATAACTTATTCTTTTCATTTGATTTTCTTTACACTATGTACTGCTACACTAAATTTATTCTGACCATCACTCACGATATACATTGTAGGAAAGTGTGAAATACCCTCAACAATAACTTTTGTGCCTACAGGTATAGGTTGTTGACCGGGAATGTTATGGGAAACAGATAACTCGAACTCGTCTCCTACTTTTACACCCCAATGTTCTCGTGATACTTTGTTAAATGGTTTTTTCATCTACTTGACCTTAATGAATGTATATTCTCTATGAGATACTGAGCACCATTTGTAGCAGTAAATGTTTCAGGTAGATTTTCACGTTGTCCTGGTGCTGGTTTACCCATATCATTCATTGATGGACTACCACCTCTCGTACCAACCCTCTCAGGTGGTAATCCCTCTAAATCACAATAGTCCCATTGTACGGGGTCAGGTATACCTGTTACTTCTACAATAGGTTTACTTCTGTTTAAAACATATAATTGTACTAACAGAAACCTCATTTACCCCACTTACCTCGTCCCACTATTGTAGCCATAATTCCATAATTAGATACATCAAGATAAGCATCCTCAAGAGGTTCATCTTTTACAGCTGAATCACGACCTGTCATCAATAAAGTTTTAACTCGTTGTAGTTTATCGTTCATACGAAACCATAACCCTGTCAATGATAACTTAATTTCTTCTGGTGTTTGTAATTGTGTTCCAACACTAATATTACCTGGACCATAATCGTGTTGTTTGTGTAAGAACAATTCATATTGTTCTCGTTGAATCTTCTTAAACTCCTTAGTCATTTCAGGCCACTCTTCTTCCATCTTTTCTATAACGTCATAATCCTCTGAATCTACACGAGGACTATCTTTTATAACCTTTGACATATATGTCTCCTAATTTACATACTTGAATATACGAATAATTTACTATACGTGTCAAGTGTTTTTTAACCATTTCCTGCTGTATAACCATCAGAAGAACCCAATACATTTAGTCCTGCTTCTTCTATCCTCTTAGGTTCAATTCCCCATTTCTGAGCTAATTGACCTAACTCTAACATTCCTCCCTCGGTGAGGTAATACATATCAATCATCTCGATTGCTTCTTTTTTACTAACTTCTTCGTGATTAGTAACAATATTTACTAACCAATTTGGATGTGCCATTTCACTTCTCCCTTTAACATATTTATAAAATCTATTATCTTTAGGTAAGATATTCGTGTATAACTTGTATAAGTCTTGAGGTTTTAAGTTATATTTTTGTAATTCATTTACGAGGTCGATTATATTCATATTCATAGACAGAAATCTATGAATCATATAGTTTGACCAGGACTTTTTATCTTCTTCTGTAAGTGTTTCCCAATACTTAGGATTTTGAACTTTTTTTATTTGATTGATGTGGTCGAACAAACTCTTCTTTTTTATTAAAGATTTTTTTCCAGTTTTTTT